GTTAACTCGAAGTCCATAGGATTCGAGAAATTCCTCGACATAGGAGACACAGTTTACTGGGACAATAATATCATCCCCGTAAACACGCACCTCTCCTGCTGAGAAAACATGTAATGCATCCTTAGCAGGATATCCGCCAGCCTCACGCATTGCGGTAAAGATGATCGCCGAAAAGGCCATCACCTCTATCGGAAAGCAGAGGGCAGATCCCATTGAAGCAAACTTCAACAGAGAAATCTCTTTCCCTGAGGGGAGTTTGCTGCGAAGTGATCGACTTGACATAACTGCCTCTTGGACAGTTGGCCAAGGTGCTAGGGCGTCATTTATAAGACTAGCTAGCACACGATCACTGGCCTCAGAAAGGTCTATAGTCGCGTAATAACCGGTAACAGAACCCTCTCGCGCTTTTGCACGATTGAGTAACTGATCGGAAAAACCCTGAGAAAGCCCAATACGGGACCTCTCAAGGAGCGGCACGAGTTTAGTCATAAGAGCCTGTTGCACATACTGCATGTGCGTAGGTTCCATGGCTATAACTCGAGGCGTTTTCTGAGTCTTAGGAACAAAAACCACCTTTACGGGTGGTTCGAGTTCCGAAGGGAGGAGACTGTATCTGTAGTCCGGAAGTTTGAACCAAGTATGCGCGCAATAGCGAGCATAAGGAAACAAACTTTCCAGCCGGGATGTCCAAGTTGGGAAATCCCATTTGCGGTTCCCCAGGAGTTTATCCTGAGTAGAACCGGGACCGTGCTTGGGCTTTAAATCTGATCGTTCAATGGCCTTTGTAAGGTCATTAAGAACGTCAGAGTAAAGCCAAGCAAAACTACGAGAGAAGCTGCGACGTTGTTCGTCGCTAAGCCGCTCCTCCGTAGCTTCCAGATCCGTCTCACAATTTAAATAAGAGAGCTCAGCTGCAGCTTTACGGGCATCAGTAGTCTCACGCTCAATCTTTTTAAGAAAGAGTGTGAGCTGCCGAATGCAACGTATCGCAGCGTGGCTGGGCTCCTCGCGGATAATACCGGTGCTTCTATTGAACACCTGGTCAAGGAAACCCTGTAAGAATACAGGGAGACCTG